ATGACCCGGATGGCAGAGCACACCCGTTCGTCCGTTGAAGCTGATCTGCTCTACCTCGCCGAGGGCTGGCCAGCATTGGTGCGACTAAAGATCCCCGGATCGAACCGTTCGTGGGTAGAGGCACCACGCAAGCAAGTTCTCTCGGAGTCCGACCTCGACCGCATGGGCAAGAAGGGTGTTCCGCGTCAGGCCCCGGCAGACGTCGGTGTCCTCGATCTCACGGCTCGAATCGCCACGGTCACACACGACGTGGCGCTGTCGGTCGTCTCGCTCGGCCCCGGTGCGTCAGCTCTGCATGATGCACTCGAACGGGGGGAACCGTGGGCGTGGACCGACGTCGACGCCTATAGGTTCGCGGCCGAGTACTTTGGCCGGCAGTTTCTGACGACGCGATCGCCGTCGGCTGATCCTCGTCCGTGGTTGATGACGATTCGGACGTGGCTCGGTTCGGCCAATGAAGCCGACCCGCATCTGGTTCCGTGGGTCGGTCGCAGGTTCGAGCCCATCGTCGAGCAGCTCAGTCGTCTGCTCGGTGACGTCCGTGACGGGCAGGCCATGAATGGTGTCTGCCCGTGGTGCGGTGGTCTCGTCGCCGAAGGCGTTGTGGGCGAGAAGACTATGCGAGTTCTCCACCCAGACCCGGACGACGAAACGGCTGAGCCGCTGATCGTGTGCTTCGGCCTCGACTGCGCACCACCGGACTCTGCTTGCGGACATCGGTGGGATGGCAAGCCCGCGTGGGGCAAACGAGAGTGGGAGTGGCTGGCTTCGCAACTGGTCGATCTCGGCGAGCTGGTTGCCGAGGCCGCCGAGGACTGGGCGTCGCCAGGTCTGCGAGCTGCCCACCGCGCGTACCGACATGGCGTTCGCACCGCAGTGGTCTGTGAGTCCGAGGCGGACTACCAACGTCTGGCGCAGCAGCGATTCCGCAAGCGCTCCAAGGAAGCGTTGATGTCGTCATGAGCAGCCGTCCCACACTGAACAGTGTGACGCTGGCTCGGCTGACGAAGGACACCCCTCACTGGCTGGTGCCGTGCGAGGGGTGTCGTCACATCAGTTACGTGCACGTCGAGCAGGCGGACGGCACCCGATCATGCTGGACCGGAGGGGCTTCCGGCTGGTGCGACTGCCCCGAGTATGTCGACCCACCCCACCTCCAACACGCACACACACCGTGACCAGTTGCGTTGCGGTTATCCACAGGCTACTGTCATCCCCGTCGAACCGTCATGCCCAAAGGCTGGCGGTTCGAGGTGTTTCCGGGGGTGTGCGACCCGCGGGTCATTGCGCAGACACCGCACCCTCCGGACAACACCACGCGGAGGTACAGCAGTGACCGACCGCTGGGCAACCTCCACTCGACGCGCTCGCCTGCCGAAGGACTGGAAGCAGCGAGTGTCAGCTACTCGACACCGAGCAGGCGGGCGGTGCGAGGCCCGCCTTCCTGACGGCACCCGTTGCACCGCAGCCGGTACCGACTGCGACCACGTCATCCCTAACGATGACCACAGGCTCTCGAACCTCCAGTGGTTGTGCGATCCACACCACGAGGACAAGACCAAGGGCGAAGCGGCCGCGGCTCGGCACAAGCACCGACGACAGCGACCGGCTCGACCCCACATTGGCCTACTGCCAACCACTGCACCTGCCGATCGGCAGACCTACTCGTGAGAGGAACCACGTCCATGCCCGAAGAGGTTGGATACTTCGCACTCGATGCCAATCAGCAGCTCGACGCCCCGATCGTGATCACCGAGGGCGGCATTGCCATTGGCGGCACTGCGGTACCGGGCATCATCCTCGACGGTGAGGTCGTCATCGATCCGGTGACGGACGATCCGTCCAAGCTGCGCACCGTGACAGTGAAGTTCGCGGCGGAAGGTGGCGTCGTTCTGAACCCCGCTCTCGGCCTGGACCCCCAGCCCGACGGATCGATCCGGATCAGGGCGAGCCGCCTGGTCTCGCACTTCGCGCCGGCCGTGGGGGGCGGGACCCCCTCCCCCTGACGTCTCGGAGACCTAGGGGCATAGTGACCGCCTGTATGTACGGGTTTCAGAATTTTTTACCAGGTCAGAGGGTATTTTCGAACTCGATCCACCATCTCAATCGAGACGGGTTTCCAGCGAAACCGAGGCATTTTCGGTGGTTCGCAGAAGCGCTTGTCTGACGGCAAATGAGCCGCCCTCCAATGAACGCCGTTCTGCTGCAACGTCATTCAATCTGCGCAGATTGACGGTCCGGCTGGGGCGTGACCACCTTTCAGAACTCGGAGGAACTGCCCAATGCAAAAACCGATCGTGTCGAATGACGACTTGGCGGCACCACGGCCCCACGAGCCGGGCCACCGGCTGTACTCGGAGCTGTGGAACGCAATCTCCGGCGTGCTCGGTCAGTACCACCAGGGCGACCATTTGCGATTCAGCGAACGCGACCGGATAGCGAAAGCTGCGTGGTTGCAGTACGTGCACGAGATCGGCCAGGCTGACAAGCTCCAGAATGCGTCCGCAAATGCGAGCACCTGAGCGCTATCCGGGGATGATCGGTCGCGGTGATCTGGTGGTCGACACGACCGAGCCGATGCGTAAGCGCGTCGTGTGGACGGTGCTGGCGATCGATCAGGACATGCTCTGGCTGAAAGATGCTGGCGCGTCGTTCCCGAAGTACCGGACGACGCATTCAGGGGATTGCTACATCGTCAGGGGGTGACGCTGGTGAGTGTGTGGGCAGAAATACTCGTCGGATTCGGCGCGGGTGTCGGCTTCTCGATCGCGGCACTCGTCGTAGTCAGCGTGGTCGTCGGTGATCCGCACATGATCCGCGACATGTGGGAGTGCCGGGCGCGCCCAATCAAGCGATTGCGTGATCGCCGTTCGCGACTGCGAGGCCGCTGATGGGCGAACGTGGTCCTGTACCGAAGCGCTCGGACAATCGGGTGCGCCGCAACGTCACTGACGAGAACGGCGTCTCGACGAAGATGGCCCCGGCCGCGATCAACGTCAAGCCTCCGGCCGAGGATCGGGCGTGGCATCCGGTGATCAAGGGCTGGTATCGGTCTCTGAAGGAGTCGGGCCAGTCGGTGTTCTACGAGCCGTCGGATTGGCAGGCGGCGCGGTTCCTGGCGCACTACGCGTCGAAGGTGCTGCGGGCTGCCGACGACAAGGATGACCCGACCCCATTGCGGGCGGCGTCCATCGGCCGCATCTGGTCGATGATGGGCGATCTCATGACCACGGAGACCTCGCGTCGTCGTGCTCGGGTGGAGCTGATTCGTCTCGGCCTCGATCCGGGCGAGGGCGACACGGGCGGTGACGAGCCAGGCACGGAGGTCGTTGATATCAGTGACTACCGGGCTGCTTACGAATGAGGCTCTAGCGCTCGAACAGGCCGAGATCCCTCCGGGGTACTACCTCGGCCCTACAGAACGCGATATGGGCGCGTGGCTGACGCTTCCGTGGCCCGGAGATCATGCTCTGCCGTTCGCTCACCCGTCGCGGCTGGAGCTGCTGCCCCTCTCGGTCGGTCCGCATCTGGTGCGGTGGGCCGAGCGGTGGTTGCAGCATCCGCTCACGGGCGGACCGTGGCGCTTCACAGTGGGCCAGCGGCGGTTCATGCACCTCTGGTACTCGATCGACGACGACGCTCGGAATCTGTACCGCTCAGGGGTCAAACGCGGCGCGAAGGGTACGGGTAAAGACCCGTTCGCGGCCGCGCTGGCGCTCTGCGAGCTGTGTGGGCCGGTTGAGGTCGCCGACATCGACGGATCGGTCGTCAAGGCGAAGCGGCGGCACTGGGCGTTGGTGCAGATCGGCGCGAACTCGCAGGATCAGGCAGCGAAGGTGCTGGCGGTCGCGAACGCGATGATCACACCGCGGATGCGGCTGGCGTACGGGCTCGATCCGGGCATCACCCGGACGGCGATGAGCAACGGCAGCAAGATCGAGCTGCTCAAGGCCTCGGAGAAGTCGTCCGAGGGTGATCCGCCGACGGCGTTGTTCCTCAACGAGTCTCACCACATGCTCGCCTCCAACGGTGGCCACAAGATCGCCAACGTGGCGCGGCGCAACGTCGGTAAGTCGCCGAAGGACATCGGCGCTCGACTGCTGGAGCTGACCAACGCGCACGCTCAGGGCGCAGACAGCGTCGCGGAGGGCTCGTACGACGCCTGGCAGACGCAGGTGTCCGGCAAGACCCGCAAGCGAGACATTCTCTACGACTCGCGGGAAGCTCCACCGGGACTGAACATGTGGGACGACGAGCACGTCATGCGCGGACTGCGCGCGGCGTACTCCGACGCCCCGTGGTCGGACCTCGAACGGCTCCGGGACGAAGCGCAGGACACGCGCACGCCGGTCTCCGAGTCGATCCGCTACTACTTCAACGGTCTCGCCACCGCCGAGGACGCGTGGGTCGATCCGGTGAAGCTGAAAGAGCTGGCGCGGCCGACGTGGATTATCGAGCCCCGCGATCGGGTGGCGTTGTTCCTGGACTGCTCGAAATCCGGTGACGCGACGTGCATCAGCGGATGCAGGCTGTCCGACGGTCACGTCTTCTCGCTCGGTGAGTGGTCACCGAAGCACGGCGAGAACCCGGAGGGCTGGCTCGCCCCTCGCGAGGAGGTCGAGGCCACCTGCCGGGAGAACCTGCTCAAGCTCAACGTCGCGTGGTTCGGGATCGACCCGTCCCCGGCGATGGACGACGAGAAGGAAACCAGTTACTGGATGCCGATGATCGACGACATTCACCGCGACTTCCGACATCGGTTGCCCCTGTGGGCAACTCCAGGGGCAGGAGGCCACTCGGTGCTGTTCGACATGAGGCTGTCCCAGAAGGGCGCGAAGGAGCGCAACCAGCTGTTCACCGAGGCGGCAATGCAGACCGCGCAGGACATCGACGAGGACGGCACGTTCACCTTCGACGGTGACCCGATCGCGATGCGGCACGCGATCAATGCTCGACGCCGGCCGAATCGCTGGGGTGTGTCGGTCGGCAAGATCTCGCGCTCGTCGACCAAACGGATCGACTACGCGGTCACCATGATCGGCGCTCGAATGGGTCGCCGAATCGCATTGAACTCGAACAAGGTTGGTTCGGGTTCGGGAACAGGACGAGGTGGTGTGTTGTGACCGTCAGCCAGATCACCGCTCCGGACCTGTCCGGGCAGGAACACGCCTATCTCATGCGAATGCTGACTCAGCTGGACGCGCGGCAGGCAACGAACAGGCGTCGTATCGAGTACTTCGGACGTGAGAAGCGGCTCCGCAAGTTTGGGTTCAGCGTTCCTCCGCAGCTACGCAAGCTCGCCCCGATCCTGGGATGGCCAGAGAAGGCCGTCACCGGTGCTGCGCTCCGAGTCAACTGGGAAGAGTTCGTCGTACCCGGTAAACCGAAGGGAGACGACCGCATTCGCCGCATTGTCGACGACAATGCTCTGGAAGTGGAGATCCCGCAGGCGCACGTGTCTGCGCTGCAGCTCGGTCCCGCATTCGCGTTCGTGACCGCGGGCGACCCGAGCCGCGGCGAACCTGCCGGGATGATCTCGTACCGGTCGGCGCAGACCGCGACGGCGCTGTGGGACAAGCGAAGTCGCAGGGCGATCGCGGGGCTGTCGATCGTCGATTGGTCGGACACCGGCCAGCCTGCGGTAATGAATATGTACCTGCCGCGTGTAGTGATCACGCTAACTCGCATGAACTCGGGTTGGAAGGTCACCAGGGTCGGTCACCCGATCAACGAGGCGCTCGTGACCCCCCTGGTGCACGATCCGTACCTCGATCGTGAGTTCGGTTCGTCGCGCATCACTCAAACGGTGATGGACCTGACGGACATGGCGGCGCGCACGATGCTGCGCGCCGAGGTGTCGGGCGAGTTCTTCTCGTCTCCGCAGCGCTACTTCCTCGACCTCACTCGGCAGCAGTACGACCGCATCGTCGAGGGCGGCGGGTGGCAGTCGATTCTGGGCAGCGTCTTCGCCACCGAGGTCGACGACTCGGGGCAGACGAATCCGACCGCCCCGCAGTCCAGGGTCGGGCAATTCCCGCAGCAGTCGCAGGAGCCGCACATCGCGCAGTTGCGTTCGATCGCAACGATGTTTGCGGCCGAGACGTCCCTTCCCCTCAATTCCCTGGGCATCGTGCAGGACAACCCGGCGTCGGCCGAGGCGATCCAGGAGGCCAAGGGCGACATGATCGGTATCGCAGAGCGTGCGTGCAAAGTGTTCGACTTCGGGCACCGTCGGACAATCCGACAAGCGCTCATGGTCGCCGAGGGTCTATCGCAGGTGCCGGACGATCTGCTCGGTATGCGGTCCCGCTGGACAAACCCGGCGACACCGACACTGGCCGCTCGCAGTCAGGCTGTCGTCGAGCAGGTGCGCGAGGGCATTCTGCCTCCGCATGATGCGATCACGTACGAGTTGCTCGGATACGACCAGATCACCATCGATCGTCTCGTCGAGGCTTGGGGTAATGCACAGCCTTCGGACGCTCAGCGGCTCGCTGACGCTCTGACACGGCAAACGCAGCCCACATTGCCCTCTGGCGGCGCGCAGACGGCGCTCACGGCCTGATGGCCGAGACGCGGCTAGGCGCGGCTCTGACGGACGCTCACCGGATCGCGCAGGTACAGCTCTCCGGTGAGGCGGTCGCTGCATCGCGATTGCTGTTCTCGACTCTCGACCCGAGTGACGTGCCGGGCACCAAGGCCGAGTGGTCGGCGTTGCAGATGACGCTGATGAAGTACTACGACGAGAAATCGGCCGGCCTCGCTGCGGCGTATCTGTCGGAGTATCGCAGCGCCGAGCTTGGAACCTCGGTGGGGCCGGTCGCGGGTGTCGATGAGTTCGACGCCGAGCGTGTTGCTCGGTCGATGGATGCGATGGGTCCGGGCAAGCTCGTGCAGTACTCGGGTCCCGACGTCGACCGGATGGGCGTTCGCTCGGCGGCGTTGGTGTCGGACAGGGCGTTCCCGCGGCTCGCGGGCGCTGTTCGGCGTCATGTGCTCGGTGGCGGTCGGCGCACTCTCGCAGAGTCCGCGCGGCGCGACAAGCGCGCTGGTGGCTGGCGGCGAGTCTCGGACGGTAAGCCGTGCGCGTTCTGCGCGATGCTCGTCACCCGCGGCCCGGTCTACTTCTCGGAAGAGACCGCGCTCGGGATGCGCAAGTACCACGACGACTGCGGCTGCGGTGCCGAGATCGTCTACGGCACCTGGACTCCGACGAAGCTCGAGCAGCAATTCATCGACGCGTACGACGACGCTGCGGACGCGGCGTCGGCCGGTGAAGGTATCCGGGTAGCGCCGACGGCGAGCGATCCTCGCGACACGGTGCTGCATCGGATGCGCCGGAATGATGCTGAGCTGTTCAGCGATTCGGTGATCCCGAAGCCTGAACCGTCGATCGTCGCAGCGCGGACTCTGACCGAGGATGAAGGTCGGGCGCTCGGCAAGCGCGTGTGGTTCGACTTCGCTGACAACGTCGAACCGGTTGACGCTCAGATGGTTCGGATCTACACCGGTAACTCGTACGGTGCGATCAACGGTGCCCTGCGTGAGGGCGACTTCGCATACCTGTCGCCCAATCAACGCGAATCGATCGACGCTCTCGATCGAGTGATCGACGCCGCGCCGCGTGTGCCGGAGAAGATCACGGTCTCGCGCGCGGTCGGTGCGGACGTGTTTGGGCTGAACAAGGACTCGGACCTGTCGACGGTGCTCGGTGTCCCGTTTCGTGACGATGCATTCGTCTCGACGGCGTTGCAGTCCAAGCTCACCTATCTCGAACGCAACGAGGTCGAGCTGCGACTCGACGTTCCTGCCGGGACGCAGGGCCTGTACGTCTCGGCGCACGAGCGCGGTGACAAGTCGCTCGCGGTGTTCGGGCCCGAAGAGAATGAACTCATCCTCGGCCGTGGTATCGAGTACGAGTTCGACGACGCGTTCGTCGAGGACGGCAAGCGTGTGCTCGTCGGTCGAATTCTGCGGCAGAACGGAGTCACTCGTGGGTAGTCTCAGCGATCCGTCGAACTTCGGTGCCGTACCGGTCGACCCGCTCGCCTACCGCTACTACGGCGGACAGCGGGTCGGCCGGGGCCGGTGGGCGCTCATTCCGGGGCTCGGAGTGCTGTGGACCGACGATGCCTCCGCATTGCAGCTGTCGCGGATCGACGGAGCGGATCTGGTGGCCGCGAATGCCCTCCGAAAGCTGCTCCACACACTCGCCCGTGACGGCATCACTGCCACAGCGGCTTTCGACTCGATCGTCGCAGACCGCGACGTCACGGTAACCAGCGGAGATCTCAGCACTCTGCAGTAGGCGCTGATCGATTCAGCGTCCCATTCTCCCCAGCCGGTGGCTACTCCGCGGCTGGGTTCGCTCACGGTCGGCGACAACAGACCGGCATCTCGCCCACGGCCAGCGATCAATGGCCGGACTTTGCCGACGGGCTCACGGAAAGAAGGAATCACGATGGGGATCAACACTCTTGCAGGCTCGACACCTCGCGCTCGACTCGTCCGCGGGATTGCGCCGCAGTGGTCGCAGCAACCACGACAGCAGCAGTTCGGGGCCGACGAAGGCGGCGCTGCTGGCGGCGCTGGCGGCGGTGAAGGTGGTGAGGGCGGCAAGAGCGGAGAGGCCGCGGGTGCTGCTGGCGGTGCGGGCGGCGGCGGTGAAGGCGGCAAGACGACCGAGTACACGCCACCTGCCACTCAGGCCGACCTGGACAAGATCATCCAGGAGCGAATCGAGCGGGCGAAGAAACCGTTCGCCGACTACGACCAGCAGAAGGCCGATGCCGAGAAGTGGCGACAGGCCGAGAAGGAAAAGTTGCCGGCCGAACAGCGAACCGCACAGGAGATCGAGGAACTCCGACGCGAGAACGAGACGTTGAGGTCGGCACAGATCCGGTCGGACGTCGCCACGGCCAAAGGCATTCCTGCACAGCTGCTCTCCGGCTCCACCAAGGAAGAACTCGAAGCGCACGCGGATGCACTGCTCGCGTTCCGAGGCCCGGTGGCAGGTAGTCCCCTCGTGAACAACGAGAACGCCGGTAACTCCGGCTCCGGCAAGACCAACTCCACTGACTGGCTCGGCGACGCACTGCGCGCATAGCCGTAAGCGAAAGGACAACTCTCATGGCGGGTTTCGCCAACATCCAGGGGCGCGCTGATATCGCCGAAGCGCACATGCCCGATCAGGTCATCCCCGAGATCATCCAGACGGCCGCGCAGTCGTCGGTCATCCTCGGCCGAGCACGGCGTATTCCGCTGTCGAAGAAAAAGGCCAAGCAGCCGGTGCTGGCGAGCCTGCCCGACGCCTACTGGGTCAACGGCGACACCGGTCTGAAGCAGACCACGAAGATGGGATGGAAGGACGCGTTCATCACGGCCGAGGAACTGGCCGCGATCGTTCCCATCCCCGACGCCCTGATCGACGACGCCGACATCCCGATCTGGGACCAGGTCAAGCCGTTGCTCGCCGAGGCCATCGGCCTGGCGATCGACCGGGCCGCGATGATGGGCATCAGCAAGCCCGACACATGGCCGACTGCAATCATCCCCGGCGCGATCGCCGCGGGCAACGTCGTCGCGGAAGGCTTCGGTGCCGACCTCGGTGTCGATGTCGCCGAACTCGGCCGCAAGGTCGCTCTCGACGGATTCGGTATCAACGGCTTCGCTGCCGAGCCGGGCCTGAACTGGCGACTGGTCGGACTGCGCAACGAGCAGGGAAACCCGATCTACGGACCGTCCATGGCACTCGGTCAGCCCTCCACCCTGTACGGGTACGGACTCAACGAGGTCACCAACGGATCGTGGGACCCCGCGGTCGCGACGCTGCTCGGCGCGGACTGGAGCAAGTTCGTTGTCGGTGTGCGCCAGGACATCACGTACGACCTGTTCAAGGAAGGCGTCATCTCCGACGCCGACGGCAAGGTCGTGCTCAACCTGATGCAGCAGGACACCAAGGCGCTCCGTGTGGTCATGCGCGTCGGTTTCCAGGTACAGAACCCGATGACCCGACTCAACAAGGTCGACGCCACCCGCTACCCCGCGGGCGTCCTCGTACCTGTCTAGGAGGCACGAGATGGCTCTCTACATCGATCCCGACGGCAACGAGGTCACCGTCACCCAGAAGGCGGGCAGGCGCTCGCTGGAGTTGCTCGGATACGTGCTGATCGAGGCCGATCCGGAGGACTGGGATGTCGACGACGAACCACCTATCGTGACGCCACCCGGTGCCGCCCCGGAGGCGCGCTACACCGACGTGCTCACCCGTGAGGATCTGCACGGCGCACCTCCGGCAGCGCCGGTCGTCAACGACACTGCCGAGCGCGGGGATCTCGACGGCGGTGTAGTCGAGGCCGAACAGGCACCACTCGGGGTGAAGCTGGACCCCGATCCGGAGCCGACCGGCGATCCCGCCCCGTGGGCCGACGACGTGGCCACCGAGACGGCTCCGGACGCTCCCGCCGATGACAGCGAGACGGCCGCTGTCGACGTGGAACCTGCTGTGACGGAACCGGAACCGAAGCCTGCTCCGGCGAAGCGCACGGGCGGGCGGCGTGGCAGCAAGGCTGCCTCGGACGACTAGAGCGGAGGCTGACTGTGGCTGACGACGACTCGAATCCGACGTACGCCACTCCGGTCTACGTGCTCGATCGGTGGATCGGCTCGGACAAGCCCACGTCGATAGAGCTGGTGCAGTTCTGGCTCACCGAGGCGCAGGATCTGCTGTTCTCCGATCGGGAGTTGGCCGACCTGGAGGATCGCCTCGCCGTCGACGTGAGCGGCAAGCTCGCGAAAATGGTGATGATCGCCGAACGGCGGATGGTGACTCGGGCGATGAAAAACCCGGACAACATCCGTCAGGTCAACTCCACCACCGGTCCGTACACCGACAGCAGCACATTGGCGACGGAGACGTTCACCGGGCTCGAAGTCACTGCCTCCGAACGGGATCTACTGTCCTCGTCGTCGGGGTCGCGTGCCGGTACCGCCAGCACGCTCCCGCACGACGTCCCGCTGCACCCGCTGGCCGGGGCATGGGTCAATGGCCCCGGCCAGTGGGCACCAGGAGAGCAGGACTGATGGGCCGGTTCCGACACCCGATCACGGTCGTGGCGTACGAGCCAGTCGTCACCGGGCGCAACGCCCACGGCGGCGAGATCGTCGGGTACCCCGTGGGCGAGGACATCGAGGACTGCGCGTTCGCTCCACTGCCGCAGTCCGAGGAGTCGCTCGAGCAGTTCCGCGACAAGGTCATCGACTACGGCCATCTATGGGGTCCGTTCGATGCTCGGATCGAGCGGCGCTGGAAGGTCGACGTGCCGGGGTACGGATCGTTCATCGTCTCCGACCAGGTGGAGCGGTGGAAGAACCCGCACAACGGCCGTGAGCCCGGTTTCGAGGCGCACCTGAAAGATGTGGAGGGATAACCGATGTCGCAGCAGCAGTCGATCGAAGATCAGCTCTTCCCGCCACAGGGGCCGCGCAAGCAACTGCTGGTGATGCACGCGCAGGGCGAAAGTCGGTACGACACCCGCAACTTCACCGTCGACGACAAGTCAGCGGTACTGCTGGTGCTGACCGACGGCCCGCCTGGCCGCGCGGAGACCATCGCGGCGTTCAATCGCGAGTTCTGGATTGCGGCGATGTTCGTCGATGCGGTCGAGGAGGTGGCTCACGATGCCGAGGGGCGGTGAGTTCGTACCTCACCCCGGCGCGTACGGCGAGATCCTGTCCTCGCCGGGGGTCCGCGACATGATCGACGGCGCGGCCGCGAGCGCGGCGCGGCGAGCCGGTTCGGGATTCGACTGGAACTCTCGGCAGGGCACGCGGCGGTGGCGAGCCATCGTGTATCCGGCGACGCACAGTGCACGCGCTCGCAATGCTCGGGACAACAGTCTGATCGTCGCTCTGAATGCGACGTCGGTGTGAGCGCCCTGGTGGTGCCTCACCCCGCTCAGGCGGTGGCGATCACGGCGGTGACGGAAAGGTTGCCGACCGAATACGCCAACGCGTGGGTAGCGGGTGAGATCCCGGACAAGCGTCGGCCGCTGATGGTGCGAATCACCCGCATTCCAGGTGGCGGTGTGCCGCACCACGGCGCGACCGATCACGCCAACTACATCGTGGAGTGCTGGGCCGCCGATGAACCTGCGGCCGAACGTTTCTCGACCTACATTGGCGCGCTCTGGCGGTCGCTGCCCGGTCAATGGGCTGCCGGTGCCTTCATCCGGTACGCGAAGTGCACGGCCGCGTACTCGTGGCCGGACCCCGACCAGTCCCGGCACGATCAAGCCCGGTGGCAGTTCACCGCGGAGCTGGACATCAAGGTCGACTGACTCGACCTGCTCGATCCTCTTTCCTCTTTCACGTGGCCCGGTGCAACGACGCCTGAAAGGGACCTGATTATGGTCAACGTTCGCAATTCCTTCGTAGCAACACCTCCCATCGACGGCGGTGTCGTTCACTCCGCAGCGCTCGGAGAAGCAGAATTCCCCGAGACCGCACTCACCGCACTCGACCCGATATTCAAGGCCAACGACCACGGCGCACTCAGCGACAGCGGTCTCTCGCTCAACAAGGCTCGATCGACTCAGAAGGTCCGCATGTTCGGTGGCGCGACGTTCCGCGAGCCGCAGACCGAGTACGACGAGACGCTGACGTTCGCGTTCCTCGAGGACGACAACATCGCCGTTCTCAACAGCGTGTTCGGAGAGGCCAACGTCGAGGTCGAGACGGCCACGGCCAACGGCCAGCACAAGACGATCTACCACACCTCGGAGCAGCTCCCGATTCGCCACTGGATCGCCACGGTGATCGACGGTGTCAAGACCAAGCGGTACCTGATCGAACACGGTCAGGTCACCACCACGGCCGAGGTCGTCGACGTGCACTCGAACGTCACCACGCACCAGGTCACGCTCACCACCTACGCCTCGACGAACCCGGATTTCAAGGGCGCGCATGTCGTCGAGCTGCGGCACGACGGCTCGATCGTCGCGGTCGCGGGCGGAAACCTGGTGCAGGGCATGCAGCTGCGCGCTGCCTCGGTCGACGAGAGCGGCGAGCCGGTTGCTCTCGACGCGCCCGACTCCGCGACCACGTCGGACTCCGACGAGGCCCCCGACACGGCGAAGGCGGCGACCACGGATACGACCGGCAGTGCTCAGGCCGCGTCGGTCGATCCCGCTGTGGCCGAGCCGAATTCGACGTCGAGCGCTCCCGCGCCGACGACCACGACCGCTACTGCTCCGAAGACGGCGACGGCGAAGTCCACCTCGACGTCGAGCAAGTAGCACGACTCACCCGGCAGGGGTGATCAGTCATCCCTTGCACCGGGCCTGCCCCTGTCGGGTGGGACCTAGTACGGGCTCGGTGCCCCCAATTTTTCGCTGTTCACAATCGATCGAGAGGCCTGGTGCACCATGGCATTTCAGTACACACCCAACAAGATTCCGATGTTTCCGGTGGAGGTTTTTCGCGAGGGCGTCAAAAAGCCTGTCGTGTTCGAGATCCCATTCCTCGGGTACGTCGCTCCGGAGATCCACGAGGAAGTCGACAGGGTCATCACCGACCGCATTTTCGAGGTGCAGAGGGTCCGCGACGAGCGCAACAAGAATCGCGAGCCGCTGCCGGAGATGGATAAGAGGATTCAGTACCCGCGCCAGACCGAGGTGATGCAGGAGCTGTTCAAGCGACTCAACCCGGAGCTGGCGGAGGAGACGGCGTCGTGGCCGATCACCCCGCTCAACGAGCTGTGGGATCAGTGGGAGAAGGCGTCCCTTCCGGCTGACCTGGAAAAATCCGAAGCCTCCGAGCCCTCCTCCGACGAGAAGGCGTAGCGGGGGCGATCCGCTCCGATCTGCTCCGCGCGGGCAGGTCACTCGACGAGGTCGGCCGCACACTTTCGTGGGCCGACCTCGACGCATTTCTGCAGAACCCCATCGGCGTCACGGCTTACGGGCTGCTCGACGAGCCGATGGCGAAGTTCGACGATCCGGTCATCGAGCGGCTGACGTCGATCGAGGATTGGCTCGAAATGCTGCACTGGCGTGAGATCGGTTCCCCCGAGAATCACACGCCGCTCGGAGCCCGTGGCTGGCATCGGCGTGTCTTGATGGCCGGTAAGGCCGATCCGGATGCACCGAAAAAGCCGACCGGCAACGACATTCGTGCCGAGATCGCGCGACGAGAGCAGCAGCACGCGGATGGCGTGGTGCCGATCACCGAGGCCAAGAGCAGCCGCAAGGGCAACCCGAAAGCGGCCGCGATCCGCGCCGAGATCAACCGCCGGATGGCAGCAGCGCAATAGCGAGTCCTACTGAAGGGGGCGAATCCCATTGACCGAGCTGGGCGTTGGATACATCAGCATCGTGGGCGAGACGTCCAAGCTCGGCCCCTCGATCTCGTCGGCTCTGAACTCCGCGCAGGCGGGCGCAGAGAAGTCTGGTCAGGGCATGGGATCGAAGCTCGCACGCGGCCTCGGTGCGTCGCTGAAAGTCGGTGCGCTGGCTGCCGGTTCGGTGGCGGGCGCGGTCATCGGTACCGCCCTGACTCAGGGTATGGGCCGTCTGGTCGCGATCGACGATGCCAAGGGCAAGCTCTCCGGTCTCGGCCACGACGCGCAGTCGGTGGCCACGATCATGGATTCGGCACTGGCCTCGGTCAAGGGCACCGCCTACGGCCTCGGTGACGCGGCGACCATCGCAGCGTCCGCTGTGGCTGCCGGTATCAAGCCCGGCGAAGAACTGCAGAAGTATCTCTCGCTGACCGGTGACGCGGCCACCATCGCCGGTACCTCTCTCGAAGAGATGGGGTCGGTCTTCAACAAGGTCCAGACCTCGGGAACGGCCTTCACCGACAACCTGAATCAGTTGTCCGACCGTGGAATTCCGATCTTCCAGTGGCTCCAGGACGAGTACGGCGTGTCGGCCGATGCCCTGTCGAAGATGGTCAAGGCCGGAGAGGTCGACTCGGAGACCTTCAAAAAGGTCATCGAAGAGAACATCGGCGGTGCTGCGCTCGAATCCGGTAAGACGCTGCGTGGTTCGTACGAGAACACCAAGGCCGCTCTCGGCCGCGCAGGCGCGAGCGCGATCGAGCCGTTCCTGCCGATGATCAAGGACGGCCTGAAGCAGGTCACCTCGTTCGCCGACAAGGTTGCGCCACAGGTGGAGGCCGGGGCGAAGGCTACGGCCGAGGGCCTGTCTCAGATGGGCACTGCCTTCGTCTCTTCCGGTGAGTCGATCGACGGTACGGGAACGAAGATGGAGCGGCTCGGTGCCCGGCTCCGGATGGTCACCGACGGCGTGCAGGGCGTGTGGTCGATCCTGGCCAAGGGTGACTTCGCGGGCTCGAAGATGACGTTCGGGCTCGAGGAGGACTCGAAGGCCGTCGACGTCTTGTTCGACATCCGCGAGGGCGCGATCTCGGCCTACGACGCATTGTCACGGTTCTTCTCGGGCTCGGCAGGCGAGCAGGTTGCATCGACGTTCGAGGCGATCCAATCAGCCGGCCAATCGGCGTCGACGTCGATCGACGACGTCGGCAGTGTCTCCGATCGCGTCGGCGGCATGGTCGACAAGCTAACGTCGTCGGCGGCGTCCCTCGGTGGATCTCTGATCGGTCTGGGCGGCGACACGGCCACCGTGGTCGCAGCCGGTGTCAACGTGCTCGGGTCCGCGATGGGCTTCGCGGCCGACAACGCCGATCTGCTCGGGGTCGCCCTCGGCGGTGTCGCAGTGTCCATGGCAGCGGCTCAGGTCATCGAGACCGGCTACCAGGCCGCTCGTATCGCCAACGCGATCATGATGCCCGCACAGATCGCGGCGCAGATGGCGCTGACGAGAGCGTTGATCAGCCATACGGCCGCACTCCGCGCCGATATCACCGCGAACGGTGGGTCTGTACCTGTCGAGCGAGCATCCATCGCTGCTCGCCTGCAATCCGCTGTGGCTACGAGATCGCAGGCCTTGGCCTCCGGCGTACGCACAGCGGCTCTACGAGGCGAGACGACTGCCCTGGGTGCCTTCGCGGCCGCGCAGCGCACAGCCGCAGCCTCGTCGACGGGGCTGGCTGGTGCTGCCCGGTCCTCGGTTGCCAGTGTTGCCACGCTTGGTGCGCGCGCTCAGGGTGTGGCCACCGGTGGGCTCTCAGCACTGCGCACAGGCGCGGGCAAGGTCTCATCCTTCATGGGTAGCGGCGGCGGGTTCATGATTGGCCTCGCCGTGGCTATCGGCGGCGTCATGGCATTCAAGTCGTCGTCGGACAAGATGTCGCAGGGCCTCGACGCCACCCGCTCTGCGGCGAGCAACTTCTCGAAGTCGATGGTCACGTTCCGCGAGGGACTCGACGACGCATTCGGCGAGTCCGGCGGTGTCGCGGACAAGGGCGTCAAGTCCGTCGTCACCGCTCAGATCGAGAAGATCGACGAGGAACTCGACGCGGCGGCGGATCGCCTACCGGGCAAGTGGGACAAGACGGTCGCGTTCTTCCAGGAGTCGTTCAGCTTCGGCCAGGGCAACCAGATCGGCGACCTCATGGAGGTCGGCGACTCTGCGAAACAGGCCGAGCGGGCGAAGTCTGCGCTCGACAAGCTCGGGCTCAGCAACCGCGATCTCGCGGCCGGTGTCACCGGCAGTGGCGCGGCGTGGCGTGATCTCGACCAGAAGTTGCGATCGGCCGGTGGGTCGAGCAACGGCCTGGTGGAGAAGTACTCGGCCATGCGGCGAGAACTCGTCGAGTCGCAATCCTCGGCCAGCCAGGTCAAGGATGCGTTCGCTGACATCGCGACGAGCTCGGTCGGAGCGGCCGGTGGCGTCGACGCACTGACGGGCGCGATGGGTCGGTTCCGCGGCGACCAGATGACAGCCGAGGAAACCCAGAAGCGGGTCAACGATGCGCTGCGCGGATTCACCGAGGCCTCGGCCGAAGGTGCTGCGGCAGTGGACGAGACGTCCGGCAAGATCGACACCACCACTGCGGCCGGTTCGCGTCTGTTCGACGCGATGAAGTCGGTCCAGGGTGCGTTCGATCAGGCCGGTGCGCAGGCTGCGCAGTCGGCGACCGAGCAGAAACTCTCGGCCGAGGATGCGGCGATCGCTGTCGAGCTGGCGGGCATGAAGGTCCGCGACGAGTTCATCCGTCAGCGCGTCGAGGCGGGTTGGACCGAAGAACGCGCAATCGCTCTGGCGGACGCGTACGGCCTGATCCCGATGGACAAGACCACCACGATCAAGATGATCGGCGATGACCAGATCCTCACTCGGATCGGTGTCATTCAAGGTGCGCTCGACAACCTCACTCGAACAACGCCGATCATCAATGCACCGCAGCCGAACATTCCGACTGCGGGCGGGATTCCGTTGCCGGGTGGGCGTGCGTCGGGTGGTCGGTTGCCGACCACAGGGCCGGGCACCGACAGGACCGATGGGTTCCTGGCGGTCTCCAGTGCCGGTGTGCCGGTGGCTCGGGTCGATGCTGGCGAGTGGGTCGTCAACGAACGCTCGTCGGACAAGTACGACCGCGAGCTGGCTCAGATCAATGCCGGCACTTTCCCGAAGCTTCCGGGCTACGAGGACGGTGGCAGGGTCGGTGTGAAGACCCAGCAGGAGCTGCTCGATTTCGTCAACGGCAGCGAGAGCGAGCCGCTGACGGGTGCGAAGTACGTCTTCGGTGGCATCAAGTGGGGTGACTGCTCGTCGGCGATGTCGGCGATCGCCCGGTTCGCTGTCGGCTTACCAGCGTTCGCCGCTCGCTTCGCGACGGCGACGATGGACACCGCCCTGGCATCGCTCGGGTTCTCTTCGGGCCGTGGCGGTCCGAACGATCTCCGGATGGGCTGGCGCAACGGCGGTCCGGGCGGCGGTCACGCGCTCGGCACGCTGCCCGGTGGGACGAACGTCGAGATGGGCGGCTCGTACGGCGGCGGCATGGTCGGCGGTGTCGACGGTGCGGACGCGGCCGAGAACACCGACTTCGCGTACCTGCCGATACCCGGTGGTGCCGGTCCGTCGTCGGGGTCGCTCTCGCGTAGCAGCAGTGGCTCGCGGAAGCGTCCGGAGTGGACCGACAAGCAGCAGTTGCAGCTCGAAGAGGCGGCGATTGCGATCACTCGCGCCGAGGAGGCGCGGGCGAAAGTCGAGGCCGAGTTCGCCGAGGGTAAGAAGTCCGAGGCCGATCTCGACATGGCGAACAAGAAAGTCGAGATCGCGCAGCAGAAGGTCACCGATCTCCAGGCCAAGAAGGACGAGGTGTCGACGTGGGTGGCCGAGGGTCCTGCTCCGCAGGCTCCGGAGCTGTCGCGGTCGTTCTCCGATGCGGAGAACGAGCGGATCGACGCTCAGGTGGCCCTCGATTCGGCGAACACTCGCCGCAACGAGGTCTACGACGATCCGGACTCCACCGACGTCGACAAGCTCAAGGCCGACGCCGAACTGGACAAGGCCCGTAAGGCTCTCGCGCTCGCGGGGACGAATACGGAGTCGGGTGACACCCCGTCGTCGTGGTCGGATCTCGCGGGTTCGTTCGCTCGGGACTTCATCTCCGGTCAGGTCGAGGAGGCCCTCGGGGTTCTGGGGATTCCGAACGAGCTGCCGTCTGCGGTGAAAGCCGCTCAGATGCTCGGTAAGGCCTTGGCCAATCGCGATGCGGTCGGTATGCCCTCGGAGCTGTCGTCGTCGATCGGTGCGTCGACTGCGGGGTCGCCGACGCGGCAGCAGATGCTGGCGGACTCCCCGGTTGTCTACGACCCGTCGAAGGGACCCGAGCAGTGGGTGCCGGTGGTCGACGAGGCGCTGCGGCGTGCGGGGTCGGCGTTGTCCACGACGGCGCGCACGGTCGAGCAGATCGGGGCTCGGTCGGGCGGTGATCCGGCGAACCTGTGGGCGCTCACCAACGAGGCGTTCGCGGCGAACCGTGATCCGTCGCTGCCGAACGATCCGCAGTTGCCGCTGTCGAATCTGGTGGCAGGTCTGCGGTCGACGAAGGGTGTGCGCGCCTACCACTTCGGTGGTGACGTCACCGGTCCGAGTGGCCGCGATCAAGTTCCGGCTCTGCTCGAAGCGAAGGAGTACGTGGTCAATTCACGATCGGCGAATGCGGCGGACAACCCGGCCATTCTCCGAGCGATGAACTCGGGCACTGACTTCCGGGTCGGGCAGCAGCAGTCGGCCCCTGAGCGTCCGTCGCCGATTTTCAACATCTACGCAGCTGATCAGGACGACGCAATTCGGAGGTGGAAGGTGGCGGAAATGGTGGCTTCGGCTGCGGCATGGGGGACCCTCTGATGACGGCGCAGGATCTGATCAAACTGGAGTGGCACGGCCACGACGGCTCGGTGTGGCCACTGTCCGGAGAAGGCGTGATGCCGGGGATCTCCCCGGTGTCACTCGGTCTCAGCCCGAAGGGCATCTGGGAGACGCCGCGGTCGACGATCTGGTCGCAGGGCGCATTTCAACAGTCGGCCACGTTCGACGGCGACAAGGTCGACATGATGACCGCCGTCCTCCGAGTCGACTTCGCGGCGACCACCGAGATGACCGTCCAGCAGGTCTATTCGCGGTTTCGGCGGGCGTGGTCGACGAGCAAGCAGGGAACGCTCGTCGCCACGACCGGCGAGGGTATCCGCAAGTTGAAACTTCAGTTGATCGAAAACCTCTCGTACGAGCCGGAATTCGATCCGAACTTCAACGGTTGGGGCTTCGTGGTCATCCAGGCACGGCCGACGTGGCCGTTCTGGGTCGAGGACGATGTGTACGACCTGTTCAAGGCCTCGGCCGAGAACCGAGTCAATCTCACGACGCCGATCGTGTTGCCGAACGGAAATGGCGGCACCACATCGTATTCGGTGGTCTACCGCGAGACGGTGCGGCTGTCGAACCCGACGGACTGGCCGAGCTTCCTGAAATGGACGATCGACAACCCGGCGTCCGGATCGACGGTCCGCGTTCAGATTCCGGATCTGTCGTGGGAGACGGACCCGGAGGAGGACGACTACGAATTCCGCAACCGCGCGATCTGGGTTCCCTCCCTCGCTCCCGGCGAGAACCTGGTGATCGACACGTATCCGGATCACGAAACGTGGCGGTCGAACCTCAACCCGATGTTCGTCGGACGTTCTAACGGAGTGGAATTCGACTTCCCGATACCCGAAGACACCAACGAGCCCGTCGACGTGCCGATCACGGCGACGGCCCTCGGTGTCTCGGTCATGGTCACGATGCGACGCAACTGGTCGTCGATGCTCGGAGGGTGGGTCTGATATGCCGGTAGCCGCCGATCCCACGAACCCGCTGTTGATGGACCCCGATCTGCTCGAACGGATGCAGCGGATCGCCGACGACGCGGACCGGGAGCAGGATCGGATCGCTCGGCGACGGCGCAAGCGCCCACTCGTGCGGCTGTGGGACGGCGACATGGTCTATCGCGGCCGCGTCACCAACGAGTACGAGGGCCACTTCCAGTGGCGAATGAACAACACCGGGTCGGCGAGACTGCTTCTCCCCGTGGGTCATTACCTCACCAACTGGGCGATCGACCCCTGGGGCCGCACGAAGCAGAACGTCCACCTGACGTTCGACAAGGACGGTGCACGGTGGGGTGGACGCTGCGCAGGTGACGCATCGACCCGCATCACTGTCGGCAAAGACGGCAAGCGGTACGTCGAGCTCAATTTTCTCGACGACTACGAAGAGCTGAAGAACCTGCTCGTCTGGTGCTCACCATACCTGCCAAGCATCATTCAGAAGAGAGCGTTCGTTCTCGCGGGCCCGTCCCGCTACATGCTCAAACTGGCGCTGTTCCTCAATATCATGCGCCTGGAGGGCAATTGGTTCTCCCTGCCCGACGACCCGATGGACCTCGCGCAGTGGGGCCAGGCGTTCAACATGTCGAACTGGAACATGGTCGTCAATCCACACAGTCTGCTATCGGACTCGTCGCCGTGGACGGTGCTGTCATCGCGGTTCGAGTACTGGCACGACATGGCCGAGGGCACTCTCGCCGACGCGCAGCTGATGGTCACCACTCGGCGATACCTTGCCGGTGACCCACCGCCGTGGCCCGGCGCGAACATTCGCCCCGGCGCGATCGTGTTCGACGTCGTCGACGTCTCCGGCTACTGGGACGAAACCTCGACCGGTGGCACGATCTGGGACGGACTCGTCCGGACTGTCGTGCAGCTCGCCGACAACCTGGTCGACGAGATCGTCACCACGGTCACCGGGTCGATCGACCCGTACCAGAACATCGTCGGCAAGTGGATCGGCACGTACCCCCGTCAGCCCTACGTCGTCTATCGCGACGGGCAGATATCGGGGATCGATGCGTTCGACTGGTCGTTCACCCCCGGCACCGTTGTTCAAGTCGTTGCGGGTGGCCACAGCGCCCCCGGAGTCAACGAGCTGATGAGCAACGGAATCGTGTTGGGCGGCAACTACCTTGGGCAGTTGATCGGACTGCCCACGGCCGGAGTCATCGCGGACACATTCCTGAAACCGATATATACCGACACCGTCGGGGCCTGGTGGACCATCAAAAGTCCGGTGCGTGCATTGCGCTACGGATGGTCGCATTACCAAGAGGGACGGTCGGATTCGGCGAAACGGGCCTACACCCTCTCGTCGCTGATGGATCTGCGGGACACATTCCACAAGACGCGGCCGCGCACCACGCACGCCGCGACACTCGGAGATGGCCGGCCGTATCGGATCGGCGATCAGGGCCAGGGGCATTGGTGGCTCGGGTCCCGCATCGGTGTGACGAACAAGGACTTCCCCCGCAAGGGCGTCGTGTTCGTCGAGCAGGCCAGCCAGATCGATTACGACTACGACCGCGACAGCCGCGGCTGGTCGGCAATCACAGGCGATCCGCGGGTCAACGAGGCCCCCGGCGAGAAGAACATTCGGTTGCTGCGATCGGCACTCGTGGCAGGACAACAGTTGGGAGTGATCTAGATGATTCCGACACAGGCGTACTGCGATCCGAACAAGCCGGAGGAGGCCGCACTGTGGGCCGTGGTGGGGATCGAAGAGACACCGGGCGTGCCGATGATCGCCCCGGAGGAATCTCTCCGAGGCCTGTCTCGGCAGCTCCACGACGCCGGTTTCCGGCACCACCCCGAGCTGCAGACCAAAAAGGCGATCATCGTCGGCGCACCCGAGCAAGAGGGCGTGTCGTGGATGGGCGTCGGCGAGATCAAATGGGTCCCGATCGATTACGAGGACTCCCCGGAGGTCCTGGCTGCGGCGGCTGCCGAGCAGGAGGAGCTGTTGACCGATGACGACCTCGATCAGGCGTCCGGTGCACAGCTGATGGCCTTCGCGCAGAAGTTGCAGGCCCGTGGGGTCATCCGTGCTCCGGAGGCCCCGACTGCGGCCGATGCGGGCGATCACGCGGTCGCATCGAGCCTTGGGGGTGATTGATGGGTATCGCTCCGGATAGGCCCCGTCCCGACGTCGCGTACGTCGGGACAGTCGGGGCGAGTGGCGTCAGCAACGTCCAGAACGAGACGCAGGCGAAGATCACTGCGGCACAGCGCGCCCCACTGGACGCTGCGTACGGCGACGCCCGAAACAACATGACCAACAACCTGTTCGGCGGATTCGGCAACGGCATCGGCGGACTGCTCGGGGTGCTCGTCCAAGGCGTGTTCGGCATCATCGGCGGCGGCATCGGCGACTTCATCGGTGGACTGCTCGGCCAACGAAACAAGCTCGACAATGTCGTCAACGTGGAGGTCCCTCGCCTCGACAACCGAATCGACCAGGTCGACGTCGGTGGCGGCGCGTCCGCGCAGCGCGCCTACTTCGGCATGGACGGAACCTGGACCAAACCCACCGGGTTCTCTCGCCACGTCGTCGAGATCATCGGCGGTGGCGGCGGCGGGGGCCGCTCTAACGGAGTGCAATTCGGCGGTAACGGCGGTGGCCTCGGCGGCTACTCGGGCGGGTGGAACGACGCCGAGTTCTTCGACGACGATCTACCTGCCACGGTTGCCGTCGTCCTGGGCAATGGTGGCGTCGGTGCCACGGCAGACAACACGATGGGCACCGGCGGCGGCAACAGCACCTTCGGAGCATTCCTCGCTGCGGGCGGCGCTTTGTCCACTGCTCACGGCTTCGGGTCGAAGACGCTCGACATTCGCGGTGGAGCTGGCGGCTACACCGTTTCAGCGGGCGGGTTCACCGTTCCGTACGCACCCACCGCGGGCACAGGTCATGCGTTCGCCAACGGCGGTGCTGCCGGAGCCGGTACGGGCGGCGCGGCTGGCGGCAATGGCAACTCTCCGTCACCACCGACCAAGCCGTATCCGGGCACAGGCGGTGGTGGCGGTGCGCGCAACTCGGGTACCGGAAACGGTGGCCGTGGCGGCAACGGCGGCAATCCGGGAGCTCCCGGTGGTGGTGGCGGTTCCTACAACATCTTCGGATTCGCGGGCAACGGCGGCAATGGCGCACCGGGTGCCTGCTGGATCACCTCATACAAGTAGCGAAAGAAGTCCCAATGCCAACCGCAACAATGACAATCGAGAACCTGTCCACGCTCCAGCCGACCAGTCACGTCTACGCGCTGTCCGAGCCCTACGGCTCCGGAGAGGTCACTCACGTCGCGGTCACCGTCGCCACTCTCCCGAACTGTCCGGACGAGGCCATCGTGCTCGCGGCCGACGAGACTGGCGCGATTCGCCAGGCCCCGACGCAGCCGAGCATGTGGGTTTTGCACCGGGCACCGGATCGAACTCACGCAGAAGCGCTGTGGGACATCGGATACGAGGTGGTGGACCCGACATGAGAAAGGTCACTCGCGAACAACTCGTCGAGCTGCTCGCTGCCGGTGCCCCCGATGACGCGATGTGGGTGATGGACGAGACCGGAGCCACTCGCATCGTGCAGGACGTAAGCGACGAGCAGCTGATCGAGATCCGCGCGCGCGATTCCTGGCCGGTCTACCTGATCCGCACGGGCAACGCCGAGAACTTGATCAAACTCCATGGTCTCGACGGCGCGGTGAAACTGCTCAACTTCATGTTCTCGCTCAACCCCGAGCCCGATTCGACCATCGTCCGCGCGGCCGCAATCACCGGACGATTTCTCAACCGCAGACGACGACAGGAGCAGCGATGACTTTCCGAACTATATACGGCAGAACGCATTCCGAGAACGGGTGGCGTAACTGCGACAGCAACGAGTGCATCACCTTGTTCTACGCGGGCAAGCCGGTTCTCGTCAGGTCCGGCGACGCGGCGACGGTTCTGGGGTGGTGGATGGACTGGTACAACGCCAACGTCGAGCCGATCAAGTCGCAGGTGTGGGGCTGGTCTGCGATCAACGACGTCGCATCCTCGAATCACTTGGCCGGTGTCGGCGTCGACCTCAATGCGCCGTGGCACCCGTGGACGGTCGACGCGTCGAAGAACTTCACTCCGGCGCAGATCGCGAAGTGCCGTGAGGGGCTGCGCCTGGCCGAGGGCAATATGTTTTGGGGCCAGGACTGGGGTCGCCGCGATCCGATGCACTGGCAACTCAACTCGGGCACAGCATCCGGCAACGGAGCCTCGCCGAAGCTGGCGGCGTTCGCGCAGAAGATCCGTGACGGCAAGCTCGGCACGGCCGGTCCGGTCTACGTGCCGCCGCCCCCGGCCGCTCCGAGCGGGCGTCCCACGATCCGGATCGGCGCGACCGGACAGGCTGTCCGCGATCTCCAGGCCCGCCTGAACCGGGATTACCCGCGGTACTCGAAGCTCGTCGTCGATGGCGACTTCGGCCCGGCCACGGACAGTGTGGTCCGTGAGTTCCAGGCGCGCGCCCGACTGGTCGTCGACGGCATCGTCGGACCTGCGACGTGGAATGCGTTGGGGCTGTGAACTACCGAGTCCCGTTCCTCGCGGCCGCAGTGATCGTTGCTGCGGGCGCGGCGTTCGTCGCGTACGTGCTCGCGGTCGACATTCAGACCGACGAGCAGACACTCACCGAAAAGTCCTGAACCGCAGGCACAAACAGAAGGGTAAGAATCATGGCTGCATCCGATTCCACAGTCAGCGTCGAGGTAGACCTCGCGAACGTCTCGGTCGACACCAAGGCATTCTGGCTCGACCTCGCCGACCGAGCATCGAAGACGTTCGTGCAGAACGTGCTCATCTTCCTCGGCGCGGGAGCGACGATCCTGTCGGTGTCGTGGCCGGCCGCGTTGTCGTCGGCAGGCCTCGCGACTCTCGCGTCGGTACTGCTGGCCCTGTCGACGGCGACGCTGCTCAGCTCCGGCAACTTCCTGATCGATCTCGCCGACCGTGCCGCGCGCACGTTCACGGGCACGCTCGTCGCAGCGATCCCGGTTGCGGGCGGGTTCGGTGATGTGCAGTGGGACAAGGCATTGACCCTCGCCGGGACCGCTGTCCTGGTCTCGATACTCACCTCGGTAGCCAGCATGAATCTCGGCTCGGCGAAGGGCCTGCCGTCGCTCGCACCGGTCGGGTCGACGATCGTGGATCTCGACGAGGACGAGTACTCCGACATCGCCAGCAACGAGTCGTTCTTCGACTCGAACGACCAGCGCCAGCCGTACGTGCGCTACACCGACGAGCAGAGTCCGGTCGTCGACGACCGTGATGGTGACGTGGCGCAGGGACGCAACACCGAGTCCAGCTGATGGTGCGCCGGGTGTGGCCGAAGATCGAACGCCTCCGGCTCGTCATCACCGAGGACATGGCGTTCGTGCTGCAGCTCAGTTTGCTGGCGGCTGCGGTCAGTCGTGGGATCGATTATGTGCGACTGCCGGTCGACGCCTACCCGGCCACTCTCTCGGACGTTGAGGCGCTGCTGCCGTTCCACGTGTGGGGATGGATCTTCATCGGAGCCGGGGTGGTGGGCCTGATCGGGGTCTACACGCCCCGGCTCCCGCTGGCGGCGCTCGCGCATGGTGTGCTCGCCGCCCTGTTCGTCGGGTTCGCCTACGGAGCCCTCGCGGAGGTGATGGGCAAAGAGGGCTGGTTCGGGTGGCGCACGGCAACGGGCTGGCTGTTCGGCGCGGTCGTCGTGCACGCGGTGCTGTTCAGTGCGAGCAAGACCGCGTTTCGGCGGTCGTGGGACCGGAGGTGTGCTGGTGCCGACTGACATTGCCGCTCTGATCCCCAGCAACCCGTGGCTGATCGGGCTGGTGATCGTCCTCGTCGTCGTCCGCTACGTCGGGCAGATCGTCTCCGAGGTCTCCGAGACCGGCGCGAAGATCTTCGGTCCGCTCGGCAAGCGGTGGCGTGAGCGGGCCGAGCGTGAACGAGCTCGCGAAGCGGCCGACATCGTCGATCTCAAGCGGCAGGTCGACGCGCTCGAACCACGGGTGAAGGCCCTCACCGAAAAGGTCGCTCTCTACGAGGGCTACCTGGAGTATGACGCCACCTGGCACCGCGACGACAGCCTGTATGGCATCTCACAGGGCTGGGTGCGCCGTCCACCGCAGCACCGATCGCTGTACGAGTTCACGCGCGACCGCGAGCGCGACCTCGGCCAGCAGAACTGACACAACGAAACGAGAGGGGACCGGACATGGTCATGGTGAATCTGGAGATCGATCTCGCCGACGTGGGTGGCCGTCCGGTCACCATGGCGCGTGCCGTGAGCGTCTACGCGCCGAAGCAGCGAGGCTCGGCAGTCACGCAGGATCGGGTCACGCTGACCGATCCTGTGTACGTCGATCTGGCAGCCGGGAAGGGCACGGTGCAAGTCGAGCCGGGGCCGCTGGTCGTACAGATCCGCGGCGGTATGACCGACGTGAAACCGAAGACGGTCGTCGTCCCGGACGACGGCCGGACCGAGATCTCGCTCCGCGAGGTACTCGACACGGCGTTCGTCTACGAACCGGCAGTCGTCAACGCGGCGCAGCAGGCCGCTGTGCGCGCCGAGGCTGCGGCTGTGCGAGCCGAGGAAGCCGCAGCCGGGGGCGGTGGTGGAGGCGGGCAGTCGCTCGTGCCCGATCCGAACGACCCCGACACGTTCATCGTCGTCTCCGGTGGAGGCCTCGAACCCGATCCGTCCGATCCGGACACCTTCGAACTTTCCTGAGAGGAACACCTGATGGCACGCTTTCCGACCCTCGGACCGGGTGACAAGGTCCGCGACAAGCACCTTCCCGACCGGCTGACCGAAGAGTCACTCGACTCCAGTTATGCACCCGTTTCTCGCGCGGCGAAGAACCCCGACGAGATCGCAGTCGGAGCGATCACCCGCTCCGCGAACGGCGCAGCCACCGGCTTCTCAGTCGTGTGGGACGACGGCGCGACCGGCGTTTTCGTCGGCACCGAATCGACCACCACTCCCGGCGCGATCGACAGCTACACGGTCACCCACGTCCTCGGTGGCGTGACCACCACCTACACCCAACCTGCCCTCACTCGGAACGCATCCGGCGCAGTGACGGCCCGACCCGCAATGACGGTGAGCTGACAATGGGAATCCTCGACGCACCCGGTGTTTCTCAGACGAAGGTGGACACCACCGTTCTCGCCGAGTCGACCATCACGCCTCGACTCGCAGCGTTTCATCGCCTGATGAAGCGCAAGGTCCGTGACGTCCACTTCCTCGTGCTGAGTGACTCGACCGGCGCGGGACCTACCCGGTTCCCGCGACTGCTCGCGAACTACTTCGCCGCTGCGTACCCCGACTGGACGATCATCTGGGCACCGTGGGACGACGCCACCAAGACCTACCCGGTCGGCAACCGCGTCACCGTGCAGACCGGCACGTCCGGGCGCACGCTGACGATCTGGAATGGCTCGGTATCGGGTGAGGTCATCAACTACGCCAGCGGCAATCGCGATGCCCTCACGGCCGGATTCACGCCGGACATCATCTACTTCAACTACATGCACAACAGCCCGCAGGTCGGTGATGCGTACCGGGCGATCACGGTTCCGATCTACAACCTCTACATCAACAATTTTCCCGGCGCGTGCGTCATCGTCGGCACCCAGAACCCCCGCGCTACCACCGACGCGGCGTACGACCGGGGGCAGACCAACAATCAGGTCAACTTCGAGATGGCCGCGGTCCTCTCCCTGACCTGCGTCGATGTCAACGCAATGTTCCTCGACTACAACGGCAACTACGCGACCGACCTGCTACTTCCTGACGGTCTGCACCCGAACGATTCTGTCGGTTCGCCGCTGTGGGCTGCGACGATCTGGGAGACCATCAAGCCAGGGCGACGCTCAGCCCGCGTCAGTCCACCGGTCGGGATGCCGACCCGGGTGTGGGTACCGGCAGCGAGCTTCACCGCTCTCGACGGCACGCCGCAGCTCGGCAACTACGGAGGCATTCCAGCGTGGGCGCTCGATCCGGCCGTCACCGAGTCCATCGTTGCAGTGATCGACTTCCCCCCGTCTTGGCGCACCATCAGCATCAACGGTTTTTGGATGACCGACGCGGCACAGTCCGGCAATGCACGAATCATCGGTAGTCACCAGTACCTCGGCAACCGAAACGGCATCACGTCCTCGCTGAACCTCGGCACCTGGGCCGATTCGGGTTCGTCCACCCAGTCGCTTCCGAATGCGGCGAAGCGCACGACGGTCGGATCGATCTGGGACCGTACGAGTCTCGGTGGTTTCCCGATGGCGCTCAAGATCGCCAGGCTCGGCGCTGACGCCTTGGATACGATGCCCGCCGACGCCCTTTTCCTCGGCCTACAGGTGATTCAGTCCTACTGAGGTAAAGCGAGGGCCGTCGACACGACCTGCTCCCACAGTTCCTCGCCGGCGCGGCTCGGGTGGAAGCGGTCCGGTTCCAGCAGGGGCGCAAGGTCGGGGGCCTGCTGGAACGCAGTCCACACGTCGATCAGGGCGGGCCGCGCCGCCTCGGACTCGAACTGTTTGCGTAGAGCAGCAACGGTTGCTGCCTGGCGGTCGGCTGCATCGTCGAGACGCGGGTTCTGCAAGATCACGGCAACCGCCGTGTCGGGCAGAGTGCGGCGAACCATCTGCGTGACGCCGCTGACTCCCTGCGAGACATCGGTCTGATTGTGAGCGTGGCTGAACACGACGAAGTTCGGCGTCTCGGGCACGAGCGCATCCCAGTTCGCCTGGGAGTAGACGGTGTTCTTCCCCGCCGCAGAGCCGTTCCAGATCGTGAGCGTCGGTACGCCCCCAGGGCCGAACTTGGATTCTGTCGTGTACTGATTCAGGTCTGGATCCCAGTCGTGGATGAGCACGGATCGTCCGAGCCGTGAAAGGTGCTGCGCGAGGATGTAGACCCATTCGGCTTCGCCGTTACCGGTGGAGTCTCCGACGACGGTCATCACGTAAGGCTCGGGTGCGAGCAGTGCTTGCCCGACTGCCGCCAGGTCGGTCTTGCCGCTGACTGGCGTCACGTCGTCGGGGACTTCATAGCCGACCGATTCGGTGGCTTCCGCTCCCGCAAGTCGGTTCTGGTCGTACGCCAGGCCGACGCCGACGGCGACGACCATCACCAGTCCGAGCACGCCAGCGATGATGAGATTCCGTTTGTGGGGGTCGCTCGGTGCTGACGGGAACGCACGGCCCCGCTTGCTGCTCTTAGCCATGCGCTGCATCATGCCGTACCGCTCGGTCGGGCCGCGATCTGAACGGGTGCATCACAGTGTCGCGATGTACTCCCGCAAGAACTCCGGCGTGACCTTATCCCGGTATCTGTTGATGATCAGTTGCACTTCCTCGGGCAGCTCTGCGAGGTCACCACCATCAAGAACGTGGCGGGCCTGCTTAGCCGTGAGGCCCGCAGCATCGAGGCCCTTGAAGAGAAGGGTGCGGTTGTCTGTCATGCGCAGGGACACTACAGAGTCGACCGATTGAATGACCCCTGCCGAACGGGTGCATAACGCGAGAAATGACTCCTCTGTGCGTTGGGGGATGACCGCGGCGACGGCACTATAACGAGGAGGGTGGCGGCAATTGGGACGAATCTGGAAGGGCTCATGCGCAGAGCCGGGGCCCTACGAGGCGCACTGCACCCAGAACCGATGGCATAGGTACAGCTGCTACGACGCAGGCGAAGACGTCTCGTTCAACGATCGGCAGGACTTCCGTCACGACTGCACCGATCCGGACTGCGACCGTCAGCACTTCACCAACGAAGGGGACTGACTATCGAGCACGGCCGTCGAAGCTGCTGTCTGTGCATTCGGCGGTCATCGCTGGTGTGTAGATCACAGCGTCGCACTCTCGGCAGGCATGAGTGCGGTGGTGGTGAATCTCGCAGGAGCACACCTGCGATCCGACGAGGACGCGCCCTGGTCCGAGACGGTGGCCCCGCGGGCAGAACTTCGGTGCCGGTTCTGCCCATTGGTCGCCACGGCGATACAAGTCCATCCGACAGACGATAAGTACCGACTCCGACACTGCGCTTGGAATCTATGCCCCCACCTCTTCGGAGGTGGGGGTCATTTTTCGTTGGCGGAGCTCTATCCGCCTTGCAGCCAATCGAGCAGTGGACTCTCGCGCGGGGCGAGCCCTGCGGTCCCGCGGCCGGGCATTGCCTGTCGCCGGTCTGGCTCGAAGTCGTCGACGCGAGGCGCGCGAGCTATCGCTGCCTCGAGCGCGTCGAGGAACGGCTCGACGGGTACGGCAGGCACCGTGGCGAAGATGTTCAGGTCGGTGTGGGGTTGCTCGACGGGCTGACCTCTAACGATCAAGTGGACGTAGTGCACGCCCATTGTCGGCGCGAAGGGGCGGTCCACCCCGTCGATCGCGCCGAGTGGAATGGTGCGAGGTGAAGCTCGGCGCTTACGTTTCGAGTGCGCGATTCCTGAGAACTCCAGAATCACGTTTTCGGAGGTGAGCGTGACGGTGCTTCCGGCGATGCCGTTGTAAACCATCGGCACAACAGGCGCGGCCTGCACCTCTGGTCGCCGAAGGCCTGGTCGTCTGCCTGCAACGTATCTCGCCATACCGTTCGCCTCTCCCCATGGTGGTGGAGAGGCGAACGATACCCGGCATGGTTAGACAGTTGCTTCGTTCCGCGAGGCTCGAAACGATGCGCCGAAGTCTTTGACCTCCCCGCTGTTCTGTTCCATGACGGTGATCAGTTGGGCAGGCCGGGCAACTGTTTCGCGCTGCGCTGTCGGGGCGCTGCGGGTGAACAGTAAGTAGGTGAGGTGTGTGACGGCGAGGAGTGACAGCGGCGGGACGGCCGCGACGAGGATGCGTACGGCGAGGGGAAGATCCCCGGTGTAGGTGGCGTGCAACGTGTTCCCGGCAAGTGAGATCGCCGCTCCGGTGGCAAGCAGCGACCAGGCATACCAGCGGTGTTCGTCGAGCGCGACTACAGCGACGGTGGCGACCAGGACCAGGCCGTCGACGATGAGCGGCCATACCCAGGATTGCGAGGTCGGTACGCCGGATCGGTCGGCCAGGTCTCGTAGTGCGGTGAAGCTGAGCCAGAATGCGCCTAGCGCAATGAGTGTCGTGCCGACGATGGAAGCGGCGGATGGAAAGCGTGACATGTGGTCCCCCCTGTAATGGTCTGTTACTGGCAGTGTTCTTCGGACTGCGCAAGCGAGCGTTTTGGCCGGCGTTTGTTCATGGTGCGGAGTCCGGCTCCGAGTTTGTCGACACTCTTCGCGCCACGTCTGACGTTGCCGCCCATGTAGATGGACGTGGTTGCGAGATCCTCGTGTCCCATGGCTTCCTGGATGTCGCGTGGGTCCGCCCCGAGGTCAGCGAGTTTGGTGGCGAATCGGTGACGCAACGTGTGAATTGTGTACGGCAGGCCGACGCCTTTGAGGTGCGCTGAGGCGGCACGCGTGACGCCGTTCGGGGTGAAGGCTTTACCGTCGCTCGGTCGACGGAAGATGCAGCCTTGACGGACCATGAACATCTGTAGCTCGTCGAAGACGTCGGGCGGTACGCGCACGATCCGCTCTTTGCCGCCCTTGCCGTGAACCGTGAGAAATGCTCCCCCGTTGTCGGCCTCCCGGAAGTCGCCCCGAGCCACCTTTGAGATCTCGGAGGCGCGCAGGCCGCAGTATCCGGCGAGCAAGAACCAGCCGTACAGCTGCGCGTCGTACTGGCTGGTGATCAGAGCGACCTCCAGATCCTTCTCGGGGATCGGACGCGGCAGACGGCGCTTGATGCGGGGCATCACGAGGTCTCTCGCCACGTCGCGGTCGAGTAGACCAGTGTCGTGTGCCCATGCATAGAACGCGCTCACGTGGGAGCTGTATGTCTGCACGCTCGACGCGCACACACGGAGACTGCACTGCCAACGCTCGAGGTCTTCCTCGGTGGCGTCGAGCAGCGGCTTGCCGAGAAACTGTGAGAGGCGGACTAGCTGGCCTCGACGGTGCGTGATGGTCGATTCTTGGGAGTTGCGACGCTTCAAGTAGCTGACATGTTTAACGATGCTTGAATCGGTCAT